CCTTACCTTTCTCCTTTGGGTCTTTGGGCATATTGAGACGCTTGTCACGTTCGGTTAGGTTGATGACTGGTGATGCAAGGAAGATAAGGCCGATGAGGGTTTCACCGTGCTTGACTAGGAAACCAAGTTTTCGACCCGGTGCGGGACGCCAGACGGCCTTGCTCATCTGCTTCTGGTAAAAGGCCAACTTAGCGGAGTCCACCTGCTCTACCCAAATCTTGGAAGGGTCGATTTCAAACAAAGGGCAGGAGTACGGCTCCGCCTTCGTGAAGTCCATGAGTTGCTGTTCCATTAGGCGTCGTATTTGGTGCCTTGGTAGTACAACGCCGCCCCCACCTTGCGGGGTTCGATGATGCCGTTGGTCACCATAGCCTTGATGAGGGACTCCGCCTGGTCGCGCTGGAGTTTGTGATCTGCCACCAGTTCCTCCAGCAAAGCCCCACGGCTGATGCGGGGCTTGGACTCAAAGTGCCGATACTGCTGGCCGACCTTGAGCAGCTCGAAACCGCCGGCCAAGGGGGCGACCTCCCAGAACACCCGGTCGTCCGAGTGCTTGAGTTTAAGGACGAGGGTAGGCTTGCCGTCGGGCGTCCGCATCCCGGCTTCCTTGCCGCGCTTGGACAGGTTGAACGAGAAGACCGGCAAGTCCTTCGACTCCCGCCTGATGTTCAGGACGGCGCGGACGTAGTTCACAAGTTCCGCCCCGCCCGTACCGCTGTACATCATGTCCGAGAAGGTCTGGCCGTCCGTGACCTCCTTGGCCTTCGGCTTGCCTTCGTGGTGGATCAGGATGGCGATGCACCCCGTCTCCTTGAGCATCGGCTCCAGCAGGCCACGGCAGAAGTTAGTCACGTCGACGTTGTCGTTGATGTTGCCGCCGATGTAGGCCATCAGCGGGTCGAGGACGATGACGTCCAACTTATGCCGGACGATAATCTTACGGGCGAGCTGAATGATATCGGAGCCGCGCTTCGACGACTCGTTAAAGAAATGCAGGTGCTGCCTGACCATCGCCTTCTCGTCGTTATTCAGCCTCATGCCAGACATCACCCCTTGAAAGGACTGGGCCATGTCGCCCACGTCGCCCTCCGCCTGGAGGACGCCCATCTTCAACGGGTGCTTCGCCGGGATGCCGAACAACTCCCGTCCGCAAGCCCATGACATAGCCATCTGCATGGCGAAGGAAGACTTGCCGATGCCGGACTGTGCGGTGATCAGCAGCGAGCCGCCCTTCTGCAACCAGCGGCCGTGGCCGATGACCGTGTTGGGGTCGTTCAGGACATCGTAGTTCTCAAGGACGTCGGTCGTGACCTCCTCGGGAAAGTCCTGACCTTCCCGCCACGCCATGAACTCGTCCCAGTCCAGCGAACCAATCTTGAAGGCGACAATCTTCTGTTCGTTCTCGCCGCGCATGATACCCCCCAGCCGGCTCCATCGGGAAGGGTTCTTGTTCTGCGGGTCGGGTTCGTGGTCCGAAAGGTAGTCATACACCGTATTACGTCGCTCTTCCCATTGCTCTTTGGTCTGGGCGTCGACGCGCACCCAGGCGTGAACGGACTTGCCGCCCGAGTCGACGAGGAGGCTGATGGGCAGGTTCGACTGCTGGAAGATGGCGATCTGCTCGTCCTTGGCCTTCTTGTCGAACTCGACCAAGACGTGGCGGTAGTTGGATACCGCGCCGTCCGTACCCGTAAAGTCGTCAGGCGTGAAGGGGTTGATACGAATCCAAGCCCCCGACTCCGTGCCGGCGAACTTAGCAGCCCCCACGGCTCCGGGGCCGAAGAACTTGGTGATCCATTCGGCGCGGGTCAGGAAGATGCCCTTCGACGCCGGGAACCACTTGCCGTCTTCGGTCTGGCCGGCCTCGTTCGTGATGCAGATGACGTCCTCGTCCTTGAAGCAGTTCAGCAGCACATCGGCGGTCGTGAACGGCGTCTGCACGTCGACCAGCTCGGCCACCCGGTTTGGGTCGAAGACGAAGCGTCCGTTCGCGCCGACCCGGCGTTCGTTGTCCTTGCCCTTCGACAGCCAGCCCTTCTGGCGTTCGTGCGGCTTGACGTAGGCGTCGTTCAACTTGTGCCGCAGGTCTTTCTCAGACCAAGGCGGCGAGCAACGGGCGTTGAACTCTTGAAGCAGCGACCAGGCGTCCGACCACGGCAGGTCGAAGCCATTGGCCAGAATGCTGGCGGCACGGTAGGTGGCGGGGTGTCCGCCTTGGCCAGCGACGGCGGCAGGCAGTTTGGCGAGATAGGCTCTCGCCCCGGAAATGCGATCTTCGGTGGTCATGGTGGCTCTTTGACTTGTGGACGCCTATTTCCTCTTACGCAATCCTTTAAGGCAGCTCGGCTTATATTCCTTCCAGATGTACTTCCTGGCCATGGTTACTTTGAATGACGGGTCACTATCACAGGTCAGCCCCATGACGTTATAGTCAATCCACTCCGCGCTGTCCTCCTCGGACTCGTTCATGTACCTCATGTGTACTTGGACCAATCGGTAGTAAGAGTAAATCAGGAAGCCGTCCTTCGACGTTCCCACGATGGCGTCGTCGAACCATTCGGCCGGCTCGATGCGGATGGCCTTATCGTGATACTTTGCCATGGATGAAATTGATGCGCTCGCCAATCCAGCGCATGACGGGAACTGCCATGCTATTGCCGCAGGCGTGGTAACGGGGTGCGTCCGAACAATCTTCCTCCGGCTTCCCCTTGTACGGGATACGGCTCCAGTTGTCAGGGAAACCCATCAGACGTTCGACCTCGACGATGCTCAAACGTCGAACCGTCGACGGCGGGATGGCCACATGGGCGTTCTGATCCCCGCTGTCCGTAGACACCGTAGGGAAGAAGTCGTAGGACGGGTTAGCTCCGGCCTGACGTCGTAGGTTGCCAGGCTGAAAAGCTACTGGGGCTTGCTCGCAACCTGTTCCAATGTTCTCATCAGAGGAGCCGGCATACTCTTCCCCCTGCCCTTCGACCTTTCGAGGATTCCCCTGCAACATTCCGCGCTCAAAGAGTACCGCAGCAGGTGGTCGCCAGTCTCCAAGATATCCGACAAGGAACACTCTTTTGCGTCGCTGGGGAAGTCCGAAGCCGTTGCAGTCCAGCTGCCTCCAGGCACAGCAATACCCGAGGTCAACCAGCGACCTTTGGAAGGCGGCGAAATCGAGTCCGCCGCCGCTGGATAGAACGCCCGAGACGTTTTCCCAGACAATCCAGCGCGGTCGAAGTCGTCCAGCCAGCTCGGCAAAGGCAAGGGCGAGTTGACCACGGAGATCATCCATGCCTCCTCGCTTGCCTCCGATTGAGAAAGACTGGCAGGGAGTTCCGCCGACGAGGAGGTCCACATCTCCAGTTGATAGGGGCCACTCGGCGTGTTTGGTGAGGTCGCCATAATTAGGTACGTTGGGGAATCGGTGTTTGAGGATTGCTGATGGAAAAGGTTCAATCTCGGAAAATCCGACCGGCTTCCAGCCCATGTGATGCCAGGCTACCGACGCTGCCTCCATGCCGGAGCAAACAGAAAGATAGCGAATCTTGTTTTGTTTTTCGCTCATGGGTGGCTGGTTATACTTGTACTCGTTACTATGGTTTTCAGAAATAAACAAGTACTGATCAGGGCTTGTGGAAATAGTGAAGACCTTGTCTTCGTAAACAAGAGGGCCGGTGCCGCCACCCTTAACGCCAAGCCGGATTCGTCCGCCCTTTGTACCAGAGCAGTTGCCCCCCCCCGTACCTTGAAGCAAATGGGTTTCATCAACCGTAAAAGTATTTCATCTGGATACGCTTACCGTCGAAGAAGCGTAACTTGAGCTGCTTCATCTCGCCGGCCTTGACCAGTTCCAGCACCCATTCCCGTGCCGTCGTGCGGTGAACCTTCCAGTCCTTGGTCAACTGATCCAAGTCCTTGAAGCCTTTGGGAATCTCGTCGGCTCCCTTAGACCTTATTTTCCAGAGTTTCTTCAGGACTTCGTCGGTCTTCATACGGGTAAAATCCATTCGTCTTGGCCGTGCGGCTGCTCATGCACCCACGGTATGAGTTTCTCGTCGGTATAGTAGCCGAAGACCATGCCCTGCGACCAGGCGAACGTGGCGCGGCGGGTATTGGCGTAATCCATAGCCCCCCGGCGGGTCAGGGTGCCGACGCTGATGCCCGTCGGAGTATCGTCCCGGCGTCCCGTCATGCGACCGACCTTGTGCGTATGGGCGAAGATTACGTTCCCGTACATCTCGGCCATGTCCCGGGGTGCGTTCTCCCCGAAGACGGTTCCGTGGGTGAACTTGTAGTTGGCCAACTGGAACGCCTGCCAGATGCCGGTGTACTCGATGAACAGGGCTTTCCGCTTACGGCAATGCTCGGTGATATCGTTGATTAGGCGGAGGGCGTAGCCGGAATAGATTTCGTCGTCCGAGGCCGCTTCGCGCCACAGGCGGACTTCATGGTTGCCGGCCAGAACGACGTTCGGGCGGAGCTGGTCGAGGAACTTCAGCCCCCCGCCGATATCGGGTTCGACGGCGTCGCCCTTGCCCCGCGCCGACGACATGAAGGGCGTCATGTCCACGAAGTCGCCTAGGTGGACGGTCATATGGGGACGCCAGCGTTCCTTAAACTTCAGGACGCCCTCGATGGCCTTCGGATCGGCATACATCCCGTGGGAGCAACCGACCGCCATGAACCGCTTCCAGCCCTTATTGATGTTCATTGTTATTCTTAGGCAGGTGTTTAGGGGGTCTACCCGTTCCAGAGTAGACGAAAGACACCTTCATCCGGGCGGCGGCTTCCTGCACGGCGCGGAGGCTATACTCGTAGGCATAGGCTGTCTCCTTGGCGGTCAGGCCGTGCTTGATGCCCTCTAGGACGGCCAGCCTGGCCGGCGGACGCCCGTAGCAATTAATCTTCTGGCGGCTCATCGGTTGAGCAGGTTGACCGCCTGGTGATCGCCGTTGTGCAGTTCCCAAAACTCGACGTTGGAGCGGCGAAGGGTCGGCAGCACGGTGCGCTTCCACTTGGCAAGCTCGGTGGCGAACTCGTCCCGGCTATAGGCGACGAACTCGGGATGCTCGACCTTGCCCCCGTCGAGGATGACGAGCAGGGCGTGGCAACGGCGTGGCATCTTATGGGTGTACTGGGTCAGGTTGATAGGGGGCTTTCTCATAGTATGCATGATTCAAGTATTTCTTGGCAAAGTTGGTCTGGTATTTTGCTGCGATCATAGGCACCTTTGATGCCTTGGGTTCCAGTCCTGGCACCCCTTGGCGCAGCAACGTGGCAAGGGTCGCCGTTACGGCATACCGGCCTTGGGTTCCAATTCATGTTATTAGTCCAGATATCGGTAGGCTTCATTCGGTCGTCGCCATATTGGCAATAAGTAACCGTATGACGCATCATGTCTTGCATGAAGTCCATCTTACGAAGAAGCCCCCTAGGGTTTTCAATAAAGTAAAACAAGGGGTCGAAGTGCATGATGATTTGCTTTGTGCGGACAGCTATGGCCTTTCCGACTTCAGCTTCTTTTGTCTTGGGAACATAAGCCCTTGATCCACCTGTCCAATGGTGTCCGATAGACGCAACGCTAAACGTGGTGCAGGGAGGAGACGCCCAGATGATGTCTGGTTTAAATGGAACCTTGGATTCATCAAAGTTAAGTATGTCTACGACATAATGGATGCCTGGAAATGCATTTATGTCGGATGAAAAGACTTTCATGCCCATTGATTCGGCTTTTTTGCCGACAGACCTAGATCCTGCGAAAAGTTCCAGTACTTTCATGTGCGATGTTTGGATGGTTTAAGGTTAAGTTTAAGGTGTCTAGCGGCTTCGTAAAGGCTGGC